ATGTCGCCATCCATTCGGCACACATGGCAATGCCAGCCTTGACGCTATCGGTCAATTCGGCACCTGTAAAGGTGCGGCCTGTGAACTGGTCAAGCATGGTCGATGCGGCAGTTAATAGCACAGTGGCACGCATGGCCGAAAATGAGCCAATCGTTTCAGCAAAAAGGGCCGCTTCGTTCTGTGTGATGTATGCAGGCATTTTATGAGTGTCTTATTTCAGGTGATTAAACAAAGTAAGATGAAAACCGCCCCCGGCTGCCGAAGCATCTGACAACCGGGAACGGCGAGGGGCACGCCCTCAAAAATTACACGAGTTCCTGGATAATCTGGAATGCTCGCGGATCTCTCACAGCACCGCCGAAGCGGTATTTCACAGCGATTCGCACGCGGTTGGCATAGGCCAGCGACACCTCATCAATCGCGACGGTGAAGCCCTGCCGCAAGAGAAGGATGTATTCGTTGAAATCGCCTAGGACAATCGACTTAGGCGTTGATGCGCCTGAGGCTGGCACAAAGCCATTAAAGTAAACCGGCTGGCCCATGACGGAAGGCGTGATACCTTGCACATAGCCGGAGTCTGCAGAGCCTAGGAAAAGACTGCGGTTGGTTGTGTCATTCAGAGCAACCAGCTTGCCATGAGTCGCGCGACGCATGACCCATGAAAGGTTCGTCGCATACTGATCGGCCAAAGCGTAGAAGCCATCGATCACCTTTGATGCGACAAGCGTGTTATTGCTGCCGGTCTTGGTGATGCCGACTGACGAGTTGGAAATAACGCCTTCGGCCTCGGTCGATGCGGTCACGCCATTGATCACCTGATTATCAACCACAGCCGCAAAAGCCTTGGAAGCCTCTGTCTGGATGTAGTTGGAGATGCCAGCGACATCGGCGAAGAAATCAGCCGAAACATCGGTGTACATCGTGCCGGTGTTGACCGGGATGGTCAACTGAGTGAATGGGCCGGTGTCGATCTTGCTGGATGTCGTGTTCGGCGTTTCACCCATGTATGGCCGGAACGTCGTACCATACTGCGGTGATGTAGTGATATTGTTCGTGTTTGAATCACGAGGGAATGTCACCTGGTTGACATTTGTGTTAATGACGCGGCAGATGCGAGTCATGACGGGTGTCACGGTACGCCCGACGATCATATCAAAGCGAAAATCAGGCGTAACGGTGTTTGAGCCGTTGTTTGTTGTGCCGAGCGTCATGTCCTTTGAGAAGGGCATATAAAACTCATTGGAGGGCAAGCCGAAGTCGCCGCCCTTGCCGTAGATTTCCAGCATGTTGCGATGGCTGGAGCTTTTGACCAGTTCGATCCGGCCACGGGCCTGAATCAAAGCCTTGAAAGCCGCATGATATTCAGGGCTGGCAAGGGCTGACTTGTCAGACGGGTCGGCAAGTCCGCCGCTGTCAAGCACGCGGCCATCGTAAGACACACGGGCCGCCTGGTATTGGACATTGGCACCGTAAACGGTCGGCTCAGGCCGATTCGGCTGACGGCTCATCTTTTCGATCATCTGGTTGGCACGCTCAAGCGATGCGGCCAACTGATACTCAGAATCACAGCGTTCGAGCTGATCCATCAGGCTCGACAAGTCGGCTGACTTCTCAGCACGCACTTCATCGGGAGCCGACACCAGTTCATCACGCAGGCCCTGAACCTGCGCAGCCAAGCGAAGACGGTCTTCGGCAATCGCCGAAGCCGCGCGAGTCTCTGTCAAAGCCATTTGATTGGCCTCCTTACTTATTTCGCCGGTTTGGCGATTGATACTCTGAAATGACACGGTCTGACAACTCGCACCGCTTCATTAGGGCGGCAAAATCGAGCAGCTTTCCGGCCACTTGCACGAAGCCAGTGGGTGGTAATGCCGGTGTATCACAGTCGTCGTGAGACTTGACTGCGATCACTTCCGCGCCGGGATTGGCGGGAATCGGCACAATGGAGACTTCCAAGACCTCGGCCACCTCGCTGATCAGGTTCGCGCCTGACTTCGCCAGTTGCTTCTGGGCTTCGCTTGGCTTGTAGTTGTATTTCTGCCAGATTTCACGGATTGCTGAATCTGGGATGCGTGTCGGACGTTTGGCGTAAAAACTAATCGACATTTTTCGTAATGCCTTCTCTTTAAGTAACTGTCTGACTTCCTGCCCTGATTTGGTGGCAGATAACGCCACATCGACCATCAGGCCGCTTCTGTCCTCGTGGGCGTCGATCAGTGTGCCGATCACAGCGGATGTCTTGTTTTCATGGTCGGCAAGCACCATCCCGCCATCGTCCATAAATGTTTGAATGGCACCTGAGAAGGCACCGGGTAGAATGATGTCGCCCTGCCGGTCAATGTTCAGGAATCGGGCAGCGTAGCCCTTGAATGAGCCTGCACCGCTGCCATTGACAGTCGTTTCGACTGCCTTCACAAGTTTTTCCATTTGTCAGGCCCTTTAGTCGATCAAAATAAAGGCGTTGATTGATTTGGCGTTGCCGATAGCAACTGACTCATAGCCACCTTCAATGGCGTTGGCAAAGTCCGCATCACTTGGCAGGATATAGCCGTTTGCGGCTGGCTTGACTGGCTTCGGCCATTCCTTCGGAACCTCGTCATCGAACACGACAACAGTTGTACATCGGCAGCCGGGATGAAATGGCGGAAATTTCAGATTTTTATACGTTTCATTCTTGCCGTTTTGGCCAAATGTGCCATCTTTGGGAATCACTGGGCATTGGCGTTTGATCGCATGGCACATGGGGCAGGCGTCGGACGATAGAACCAACTCATAACCGGCGACAAAATCCAGCCCTTTGGTTGCCTCGTATCGGCCTTGGTTGTAGGCTCTGGCTGATTCTGTGACAGCGATCCGCCGGGCACGCCAGCGGGAATTTTCATCCACCCAGCGAGATACTCTGTCAACCGTATCGCCAAGCGTTTCGCCGGTTCTGATCGATTCGGCAATATCGTTGCGGATTCCGTCAAGTGTCGTGTTCAAGTCAAAAATAAATGTGTTGATCGTCTCTTGGCACAAGTCCAGCGTGGCTGTTCTGGCCGCATCAATCACATGGGGAGCTTTCACGAGCCATTCGTCCGCGTCCTGCTGGTCAAGCTCTACCAGTGCCGCCCGGCCTGCTGCGTCGATATACGAGGTAATCGTCGGAATGAAACGGTTGCCCATCTCAATCGCACCAGCGAACGGGTCAAGCGGGTTAAATTCTTTCGCCTTTGGTGGCTCAATAAACCGCCGCCATGTTTCTATCTGCTGTTTGCCGATTGCCAGCAGAATCGACCGGGCCGCCCGGTAGAGCGGTTCACCGTCGGGCATAGCGTCCAGTATCTGTCTGGGTGTCTGCCGTGCTTTCACAGCCTCACCACGGGCACGCTTGATGGTTTTGGCCTTGGCGTCTGCCCATGTCTGGCCAGCATCGCCGCCCCATGCGGCCCATGCCACTCTGCCGGGGCTTGGATAGCCCGCTTCACCAGGTCGAAAACCGGTGGCCCGCTTGTCAACCTCATGCCTCGCGAACCATGCCGACATGGTAATGACCACATCTGGCGACAGTTCGCCTGCTGACAGAATCTGGTCGGCCCGTCGCCGTGCGGTGTCGGTTCCACCACGACGACCGGCGGCCTTCCATTTCCGGTATCGTTCAGCCTCGGCCTTCATCCCCTCAGTGGGCGTCAGGTCGATTGTTTTGCCGTTTACAGTTGCCAACTAATTTTTGATGGATTCAATCTGTTTAACAACATCGTCAACTGTCGATACTTTGGCCAGCCGCAGAATTAGCCCATCTGCTCCCTGAAAGATCAGGCAAGGCGTGCCGACTGCCTGAACCATCGGCTTTAGATGCAGCTTTTCAAGGGCTGCATCGTCGGCACTGATAAAGCTGATCCGCTGGCCCCGGCTGGTGGCTGCGGCCATAATCTTTTCGTCGCCGATCCAGTCAATTGAGCGTGAGCCATAGACCAGCGTCAACCATGCCGGTTTGATCGGCTCAGGCGTTGTCTGCGTGGCTTCGCCCAGCGTGCCGATCTTCTGCCCGCCAAGATATAAACCAAGACAAGCGGGTTTGATCGGCTCAGGCGTTGTCTGCGGGGCTTCGCCCAGCGTGCCGATCTTCTGCCCGCCAAGATATAAACCAAGACAAGCAGCAATCGAGAGAATGGCCTTACTGAGGCAATCCGAAGGCACTTTTTAAGGTGAGCAAAAGCTCGCCCTGTCCCTCCTTTTTGGCTGCTGCAATAGCGGCGTCGGCTTCAACCTTGGCGGCGTCCAGTGCGGCCTGCTTTTCGGCGTTGAACTTGCTGGTGACTTCCGCAACCAGCGTATCAACCTGAGTCTGGATCTCTGGGTCAAGAGCCATTACTTCGCCTCGGCTTTCTTCGGTTCGGTTGGCAGAATCAAGACAGGGACGGCGTAAACCGGCCCACGTTTGCGCAGGATGCGTTGCAGTGGGTTCGGTCGATAGATTTCACCGACCACCACCGGCGACGCCACCACGGGCGAAATTTGGACGTTCTTTGGGCAGTCGCCCGTTTGACATTGCAGACCGTACATGACCACTATTTCACCAAACAACAGATCACCTGCCTTTCCGGGACTGAGGATCAAACAGAATTACTTGGTTTTCTCGGCCTGCTGCATTTTGCGGTATGCAATCACGGCCTGAATCACGGCGGCAATGCCGATGAGAATATTTGGGATGAGTCTGACAAACAGGTGCATGATAGATTCCTCCTGTGGGTGGTTCACAACATAAGCCGCCCCCCACACGGAACCTACACCGTAAAGAGCCGACTGGAGAAGTGACATTCCCGGCCCGCTATCATCCACTGGCGCGTCTTGCATCAGTTCAGCCCTTTATTTCTTTGCCAGATTTCAGGTAAGTGATTGCCTGACTAATCACAATCGCCAGCACCACGCCAGCGGGTGTCGATGCTTCAACAATGGCGGGC